GGAGCATGTGATCGGACGGTATCGGCAGGTGGTGATCCCCATTCGCAATCCCAAGGCGTATCTGCGAACGGCACTGTACAATGCGGTGTTCGAGCTGGAGCACAGTGAGGAGAACGAATTTCAAAGCGACGGAGGGAGCGGGCGATGATCCGAGAACAGCACATCAAGTCGGGCAAGCTGCTGGAGGTGAAATTTTACCCGGTCTTTTCCGACGGTACTCCCATCCCGAGGGGACCGAAGAAAAAGCTTTCGACCAAGGCGCAGAAGGACTACAACGACCGACAGGCGATCAAATCCTTCGTTCGCCTGGTCAATGCCAATTTCGGAGAGAGCGATCTGCTGGCGCATCTGACCTACACGGTGGGACAAGCTCCCGAGACAGAGGCAGAGGCACGGCGGGATATGGCAAATTACATACGCAGGATCAAGACCTTGCGGGCATCGCATCTGAAGCGGGTGGAGGAAAAGCTGAAGAGGACGCCGAAGGATGAGGGGCTGAGGGCGCAAAGGAAATACCTGAGCGCCCCTTTTAAATACGCATACGGCGTGGAGACGGTGGAGTATAAGAGCGGAGCCAAGAAGGGACAGCGGAACTTTCACTTTCACCTGTTCATGACAGGTTGGGGCGGACGGGATCGAGACGAAGCAGAGAAGCTGTGGACGAAGGGAGAGCGGTGCAACTGCGACCGCTTCCGTCCCCGCACGTTTGGCCCAGAGGCGGCGGCAAAGTATGTGGCGAAATCCCCGGCAGGGGTACGTCGCTTTTCCTGCTCCAAGAATTTGGACAAGCCTGTGGCCGAGCCTCCCAAGGACGGCAAGGTCTCGGTAAGAGAGGTGGAGCGGATGGTGAAGCAGAGAAGCGAGGATCGGAGCTATTGGGAGCGGCGTCACGGTGGCTATGAATTTCTCGGCTTCGAAAAGCCACCCGAGGAGTGCTATAACGAGTACAACGGCTATTACTATCTAACCGTCAAGCTCTACAAAAAGGACAAGCCGCCGAACCGAAACAAGACAGAAATCAAGCGGCACAGATAGGAAACGCACGGAAGAAAAGTTTTATACCACAAGCCTTTTGAAATATAGGGAAAACCCCTTGTATTTTCCCGACAAACGTGCTAAAGTGTAGGTAACAAAAGCAATCGTCGAAGCTCGACGGAAAAACGCACAGGCGGAGGCGCACGTGCGTGCGGAAGGGAAAACAGAGAGGGAAAGCATGGCAAGAGGGCAGAAATACAGCGAGGAGATCCGAGAGAGGGCGTTTGCGCTGATAGCGGCGGGAGAAAGCTGTTCTGCCGTTGCCCGAACGCTGGGGATCCCGAGAACAACGCTGAAGGGCTGGCAGGACAGTCAGAGCACCGAGGAAAAGGAAAGTCGGGAGGAGCTGCACCGCCGCCACAAGGAGCGGTTTGCGGAGGATGCATGGCAGACCATTCATTTCGGCAACGAGATCCTGACACGGAGATTTGAGCGTGCCGCCCGCAATGAGCGGGAGATGGATCGTCTGCTGGAGGCATTCCTGGCAAGCGCAGAGACGCTCAGCGCCGAACAGCTCAAGGCTCTGCTGAAAAAATTCGGCGAGCTTCAGCTGATGGACGTGGGTAAGGTCGCCGTGGTGATGGGAACGCTCTACGATAAGCAAGCGCTGATCGCCAAGGAAGCCACTGCCAGAGTGGAGCTTGCCGAGCTGAAATTCGAGGAGCTGTGATGGCACTGACGTTGGAAGAGATCGTTGCCAAGCGGAAGGATCGATGGGAGAGCCTGCGGGATATCGAATACGACCGACGGCTGACCCGTGCGGCAGTAAAGGAAATTCTGCAAAATAAGGAGCTTCGGGATATCGTTACCCGCAAGCCCTATCTGCTCATTGAGGTTGCCTTCAGCGTGGTGGATAAGGAAAAGCATACGGTACCGTTTTTTCTCAACGAGGTACAACGGGATTTTCTTGCCGAGCTGGAGCAAAGAGGGACGGACAAGCCGTACTTTATCCTGAAGGGACGGCAACAGGGCTTTACCACTCTGATCACCGCCATACAGCTTGCCTGTTCGGTGGTACAAAAGAATTTTTCGGGCTTTACGATTGCCCATCGGAGGGACAGCACCAAGGCGATCTTCAATGACAGGGCGCGGGTGGTGTATCAACGCCTGCCCGATCAGCTGAAGCCACATGAGAAATACAATTCGGCGGACGAGCTGTTCTTCGACCGTCTCAATTCCTCATGGCGGGTCGAGACGGCATCGGAGGATGTGGCAAGAGGGATGACCCTGAATTTCGTCCACCTGTCCGAGGCGGCATTTTACAGCTGTGATTTTTCCCTCTTGCAGGCATCGGTGGGTGAGGCGGCGGCAGCGGGAGCGGCGGTGATCTACGAAACGACGGCGAACGGCTTCAACCATGCCAAGGAGCTGTGGGATAGCGGCGCCTGTCATACGCTGTTTTACGGCTGGTGGCGGACGGCGGAATACCGCAGACAAGATGCGCCTCCTGCCGAGGCGGTCGATGGGTGGCTTGCCGAGAGACTGCGGCTTCTTGCCGAGCGGGGGCTGGATGAGGCGCAACGGAATTGGTATGCGCACAAGTACGCCTCGTATCTCGATAAAAGTCTGATACGGCAGGAATATCCCTGTACGCCGGAGGAAGCCTTCCTTTCGGGCGGAGAGTGTATTTTCGACAAGGAGGCGATCCAGTCTTGGCTTCTGCGGCTGGAGCAAAAGCCGAAGGGGCGGACGGGATATTTTACTTACAAGAAAACGGGCAGGGAGATCCGCAATTCGGCGGGCGAGACGGTGGATGTGGAATGGAGCCTGACCGATATCGCCTTTGTTGAGGACAAAAACGGATATATCACCCTGCATGAGGAGCCCCGTATCAAGAAAAACGGAGAGGGGCAGACGGTCGCACTGGCACCGTATACCCTTGGCGGCGATACGGCGGGGAGCGGTACCGACTATTTTACGGGCAAGGTGGTGTGCAGTCTCGACCGCAAAACGGCGGCAACGCTCCGTAAGCAACGGATGGATGAGGATCTGTATGCCGAGCAGATGTACTGTCTCGGCAAGTACTACCACGATGCCCTCATCGGAATCGAGACCAATTACAGCCGTCAGCCCACCCGCCTGCTGGCATCGGTCTACCGCTATCCCCATCTGTATCTGAGGGAGCGGTTAGATCGGCTGTGCGAAACAGTAGAGCAGGTACCTGGCTTTGAGACGACCGCCAAAACAAAGCCCGTCATTATCGGGGAATTGGTCGCCGAAATGCGGGAGGATGTAACCCTTGAGTGTGACAGGGAGACCCTGAAGGAAATGACGGTCTTTGTCAAGAAGGACAACGGCCGCATGGAGGCGGTTCAGGGCATGCACGACGATCTTGTGATGGCGCTTGCCATTGCGCATTTTATCGGAACGCAGCAGAGACGGACATGGATCCCCGCCGATACGGGAGAGAAGGATTTTATTACCCGCAATTTCTCGGAAGACGGCGACTCGGATGCCTTTATTACGTGGTAAAACAGGAAGCAGGAGAGGATATGAGAAGAAAAAAGCGGATCGAGCTGTTGGAGGAGAGGGTCAGTGAGCTGGAGGTCCTTTTGGATGAGCTGGACGAACGCATCGACCGATTGAAGCAACAGCCGAACAAAGAAGAAGGAGCCAAGGGAGAGGGCGTGTCTACCTCCCGACTGCTCAGCGAATGGCTCAACGGAGAGGAGGGAGCTCATGGATGAAAGACAGGTCACGCAGCTGTGGGAGGATTATGAGAACGGTCTGAAGTATCAGAGTGCCATGGGGCTGGGGAGCAAGCTACCGCAGTTCGTGCGCTTCTATGAGGGGGATCAGTGGCCGCCTCCCACCAAGAATACCAAGAATCTGCCGCGCCCCGTGATCAATCTGATCAAAATGATCTGCCGCTCCAAAAAGAGCGCCATTCTGTCTACGCCCGTGAAACTGGTCTACACGGCAGAGGACGAAAACGCCGACACGGAACGCTTCAATCGGTTTGCCGAGTATATCGGCAAGGAGCTGGGGCAGGAGGGGCTTGACAAGCAAGCCATCCATGACGGCGTTATCAAAGGCTCTTACTTCTATCACTACTACTGGGATGCCGAGGCAAGAGGAAAGGACGGTGCGCGGGAGGGCGCCTTGCGGGGCGAGATCATCGACCCGCTGAATATCTTTTTTGCCAATCCCAAGGAACGGGACGAGCAAAAGCAGAAATGGATCCTCATCCGTTCGAGAGAGGAGGTTTCCTCTGTACGGAAAAGCATGGACGAGGGACTGGATGCCGAATCGATCTGTGCCGATGAATCCGAGGAGCGATACGGTGCCGTGGAGCAGGAAGGGGACAAGCTGTGTACCGTTCTGACTAAGTATTTCCGTCGGGACGGAGAGGTCTTTTGCGAAAAAGCGACCCGCTATGCGGTAGTCAACCGTCCCTTTCCCATCGCACCCGATATCGAGGCGGCATGGCGGGAGCTGGACGGAGAGGATGCTCCCAACAACAGCCTGCCCGACACTCCGAAAAAGCCCTCTGTGCGGACAGAAACGCTCAAGGCCCCTTTGTATCCCATTGTGGCGGGAAGCTATGAGCCGAGAAACAATTCGATCTATGGGCTTGGTGAGGTCGAGGGGCTGATCCCCAATCAGAAATCGGTCAATTTTCTGTTTGCCATGTCTCTGCTCAATGCACAGGAGACGGCGTGGGGCAAATATGTCGTGCATCCGCAGGCACTGGGCGAGCAGGTCATTACCAACGAGCCGGGACAGGTGCTGGTGGATCACAGCAAGACGGGAAGCGGCATCCGCAAGATGACCGAGCAGACCATGCAATCCTTTCCCATTCAGCTGGCAGATACGCTGACGCAGATGACACGATCGGTCACGGGAGCAGGGGAGATCATGACGGGAGAGACCGTGGGAGGCAATCTGTCGGGCGCCGCCATCGCCCAGCTTCAGGCACAGGCGAGGATCCCTACCGAGGAGCTGAAGGAAGCCTTTTGGCTGGTGAAGGAAAAGCAGGGGAAGGTCTTGGCGCAGTTCTTCAAGCTGTTCTATCAAAATAAGCGGTTCAGCTACACGGTAGAGGCACCGATCGAACACCAAGAGGCGGGTGATGTATCGCCCGCCCCGGGAACCGATCCGGGAGCGGTCAGACAGAGCGATGTCTTTCACGGTGCCGAGTATTTGGGTACCGAGTTTGATGTGGTGGTGGAGACGACGGGCGGAACCAAGTCGGGCGCCGCAGGGGATATTACCGTGCTGGACGCCCTCTTTGCCAAGGGCGCCATAACCCTGAAGACCTATCTGAATGCCTACCCCAAGGATGCGCTGTCCAATAAGACCGAGCTGATGCGGGGGATCGAGGCGCAGGAGCAGGAGGCTCTTCGTCAGCTGACGGCACAGAATGAACAGCTGACCGAGCAGAATCGGCAATATGTGGCACTGATCGAAAAGCAGAATGAGAGCGTGGAGGATGTCAACCGCATTATTCGGGAAAATATGGAGCTGAAGGAGCTTCTGGCACGCCTCAGAGCAGAGGCAGAGGATAAGATCCGAGCGGGCAATACCGCACTGATGCAGACCACAGCCGATGCACGAGAATTTGCTCAGACATTGGTAGCGAGACAGCAATGATAAAGTTTTTGAAGGTTCTCAGGAAACGTTTTTCAAAAAGGTTCCTGAGCGGGGATCGGGGCAGCGCCCCGATTCATACATACTACGCAGGAAGAGCGCAAAAATCCGAGAAAGGAAGAGTTCAATGGAGAACGAAACAATGACAGCGCAAACAAGCGACCTCTCCGAGGGGAGAGGCATCGTGGGAAACGAGGTCGCTGACGTTTCCAAGCAAGCGGAAGGAGAAGAGGCAGAAGCTGTCTTTTCCGAGACCAATCCTCCCGAATCGGGAGAAAAACAGCCCCAAAGTGCTGCGACCAATGCCGAATATGCGCAGCGGCGTCGGGCGGCGGAGCAAAGACGGGCAGAGCGAGAGCAGCAGACTCTTGACAGAGAGCGTCGGGCGGCAAGGGAAGCCGCTA